AATATAAATTCATTTCTAAAATATTTTTTTATGTCTAGTCTCCATACTAATAATTATCAATATTTCTTTAACAATGTAACCGGAAAAATATATACAGATTTCTTAAAAACCATAAATTAATAAGTTGATATAGATATTAATCAATCTTAGCATTGGTTGTTATTTTTAATTAAAAATAACAATGATTATTATGATTATTATGATTATTTATTACTCGTCTAATAGCAACTCCTCATCTTCCTTCAATTCAAACTCATTATTAAGTCTAGTTGCAACACGATCAACATCTACAAAACACGTCTCACCATTCTTTACAGCACATCTTTCTTTATCAAACGAGTCTCCTCCATAATTCCATTCAATTACCCAGTTAAGAGAATTTCTAACAGTTCCATCATACTTTACTTGAACATCCTCTAGAGTCTTAATCATCTTACGCTGAATATAACCAGAAGAAGCGGTATTTTGACTTGAATTTACACATCCTTCACGTCCTGTTATAGCGTGCCAAATGAACTCTTGTGGATTTAGTCCGTGTAAGAAAGAATGTTTAATAAACCCTTGTGATTCAAACTCCTGATCAATTGTCATCTCTTCTTTCTTCTTAGGATAATGAGGAAGTGTTCTCTTTCCTCTATTCATTGCTTTTTGAATTCTCTTTCCAAGATGCATTTGTTGACCAAGCATACTTGAGATCTGTGCAATATTAAAATATTCACCCTTTGCACCAGATGTAACAGTTGCTACGAAAGCATTATCATCTTTTAGATTATCCTTTGCAATCTTCATAGTCATATCGCGAGTTCTGTCTAGAATAGAACATATTTTTAGTTCACGAATACGATCGTGTGAGATAGTTGTTTCTGTATTTTTTGCTTCAATAAATGATCGATATGCTGCATCTTCTGACTTTTGATCTATTTCTGATACACAGTCCTTGATTCCGATAGAAAATCCTCTGTGAATAAGATATTGATTTGAAATAAATTGACAATTATTAATAAAATCAATAGCACAATCCATTCCATATTCTTTGTGTAATACGTGAATAATTGAATTATGTGCCTGTCCTAAGTTTGCTTTAGAAAGTGTTCCTTCTAATAATACACCCTTTACGATCTTTACAGTAGGTTCATCTTTTCTTACATCATTTGTCTTTGAATAATTAAAAGTAATAGGAAGCATAAGAGAAAATAGAGATTTCCCACAGAAAACTGGAAAGTTTTTATTATTAGCTTTCATAGTACGTCTGATATGTTGAAGTCTTTTAAGAATAAATTCAGAAGACCAGTTGTCTCCTTTCATACATATATCAAAGAATTTGTCACGGCCAAGATCAACATCTGTTTTAGTAAGAAGATATGATCCAAGAAGAGAGTCCTGGGTAATACATATATTATTTTTTGATGATTGACTATTCATAATATTATGCTTTGTTGTAGATAGATGTAACAATTCAGCTCTCGCGTCTAAATCTTGGGGCACAAACACATTCATCTCATCTCCGTCGAACGTTTTACCCCTATGCTTTCACACAGGGACGGACTATATCTTAAGCATAAAAATTATGCCCACATCCATTTAGTCTCTGAACCTTTTTCCTTTATAAGAGGAAACTTGGCTGCGGATTACCCAATCTTTATCCTTTTTACCATTGGATACGGCAATTAACCGTGTTCCCCTTTCTTATTACTAAGAAGGGTGGTAGATAAAGCTCTAAGGGACTTCCCGCAATTTGAACGTGTTGCCTTTAATATTTGCGATTTAAAATATATAAATACATTATAAATGAAAACTTGTGGGAATTGTAAGGAGGAAAAGGATATAAACGAATTTAGAACTATTAAAGAAAAAAGAACTAAAAATGTTTCAGAATATTTATGTTCTATATGTAAATTATGTGAGAGGAATAGAGCTCTGGAAAAATATCATAATAATAAAGAGAAATATCAAGAATATAGTAAACAATATAAGATAGACAATAAAGACAAAATAAACGAAACACGTAGAAAATATACAAAAGAAAAAATGAAGGTAATAGAAGAAAGATTAAAGAGAAATATGAAGACATTACTATGTATTAAACTTAAAAAGACACAAAATTCATCTGTTTATTTTGGAGAAACTATTAAAAATATTAAAAAATGGATTGAATTTAATTTTAATATTTTTATGAACTGGGAAAATTATGGATCATATTGGGAAATTGATCATAGTCTTCCTGTAAATTGTTTTAATATGTTAGATAATAATGATACTAATATATGTTTTTGTTGGATGAATCTTATGCCTCTCGAGAAAAATATAAATTCAAAAAAATCAAATAAAATTATTAATACAAGAATATTTTATCAAGAAATAAGATTAAAAAAATATAGCTATGAGTTTCCAGAGCTCAGGGAGAAGATAGATAATTATATAAAACTATATAGTAATAAATATAAATCGCAAATATAAGACTAGCCGGTAGCACCCTTTTAAGGCCGACTGTTGCAGACCTCGACAGACGGGGTTTGATCTGCGTTGAACGACTTTGTCGATGCAAGATTAAATCTAAAAGTTCGACAAGGTCGAACGATAATACGCTTTGCAAGCATAGAAGCCCTGTGAAGGGTCGGTTGTCGGTTAAATAAGACAACATCGCCATTTTTTAAATGGCGGTCTACTGTATCACCGATTTCAATCTTAAAATTCTTTTTCTTTGTTATCTCTATATCTGTAATAATATCTGAACCTCTCTTAATTTTATCTCCTAATCTTAGCTCAAAATTAGGAATCTTAAACGGGTCAATTTCCCTTTCTTTTCCTTCGGAAAAGCTAAATCCGTTAGATTCTTTTCTAATTATTTTATCATTCCATAATAGTTGTGTTCCCTTCTTATACAATGCGTACTTTAAATTAATACGGGTTCCATCTGCCTTTATCACAAAATTTGCCTTGTCGTTATTCACAATGTCTTGTAAAATCTTTATATTAAACTGACAGACGATATCAGGAACAGTCAAATTACTCGCGATCAACTCTGGAACTACCAACTCGTCAGTCCTTACTGTCGGGTCTGCGCTAATAACAGAACGTGCTGACTGATTTCGTCTCTTTCCCATCAAGTTAGAACGAATTAATCCATCTTTTCCGCTAATTCTCTCCTTAATACCCTTAATAGGACGACCACTTGTACATCTAGACTTTCCCTGAGAGTTATTCATTAATGTCTTAATCCTAAACTTTAACGTCTGAATAGACTTCTCTTTCTTTGTATCTGTAATTTCTGGATCTAGCAAATTCTTATTTGCCTTTACTATCTCGATATATTGATTTGTCAAATCATCATCACAAGTTACATTATCTGCAACAACATATGGACGCGCTCGAGGAGGGAGAACTGGCAATACTGAAATAACTAAATTCTTAGGATGCATAAACTCTGGATTAAATCCTAATAAACGAATATGATCATCCGGAATATTATCAAATATCTTCTTAATATCACTATCAGACAATATAATTCTCTTCTCCTTAAACTTCATCGATATATCATTTGTCTTTTGTTGATATGTTATCTTAGGCTTTGGGCTATTACAATGATAACAAGAATCTACCTTCTCAAGTCTCTCTACACACTTCTCAAATCTACTCTCTCCCAACGATCTCGAAATTCCATCAAGCTTCAAGTGGTCATCTGTCAATACTACCTGATAACACTTTACACATACACACTTTAGAAAATTAGTAATATATCTCATATACATCGGATGCAATATAAAAGTATTAAGATCGATATGCCCAAAATGTCCTGGACAATCCTTTGGATTCATATCACAAGATATACATAACTCATCCTGTTCCATACTTCCCATTCTCATATCATAAACACTACCCTCCCCATTAAGCTTAGACGTCTCTATCTTACACACAGACTGTTTGATTATATCATCAGGTGACAATATTCCAAACTGTATGTATTCTATATCTCTCACAGGAATAGTAATCATATTTTTAGGCTGCTTAAAATCAAAATTACTGTCATTAAAGTCCTTTTCAATGATATCTCTCATCACACTATCCTTATTTGTACACACATTAAGTTGAGCAATAGAGTAGGTAGCTTTTGACGCCATTTTGCAAATTCAAACAAGTTAGTTCTTTGAATTTTATATTTATTTTAACTAAAGAAATCATTTTTATTTACTTAAATAAATATATCTACACAAATGTTAATCTATTTAGACCCTAAAACATATCAATTCCTTAGAAGTTACTATCTAAAAAAAGGAAATATCGAATTAGAACTAAGATTCGGTCAATACAAAGACGGTAAATTTAAACCAGACATTGGCTACTTAACTTACTCCAAACTACAAAACTTTCTATCTTCAGACAAGTCTATTATAACATCAATAGAAGAAGAAGATACTAAAGTAGAGATATACAATGATAATATCAGAAAAATCATCTTTAAAGACGGAAGATTTCTGTACCAAAGAAAAAATAAACTATACACAGGAGACATTGAATACAAGAATTTTGTGCTAAGACTATCTGAATCAGACGAAATATCTATAACTTCTCATATAGATAACAAAGAAGACATCATCGAAACACGAGAACGCCAAAGAACAAGTTATCGTCATAGAACAAACGCATTTTACTATTCTCTAACTAAAATAATAACAAAACTTCAACAAGGGCCAGATATGCCAGAAGTGGTATCATCCGAAACATATGAACTAGAAATAGAATACAACATACTACCTCAAATTTTACCATATCTCACGAATATAATACAAGACTCTATTAATTACATACTTCCAATTCTACTAAAAGATTCTCAACGAAACAGTTATCTACCCCTTTCAGAAGAAAGCTTTATAAAAGATCAATACAACGCTCTTTATATAAAAGAACCAAAGCCTGTAAATCTAACAAGGTATATAACACCAGATCTACAGTCTATGGGTTATTCTGTAACAAATAAACTAGATGGAGAAAGATTCATACTTTTATTTACGAATATGGGATTCTATTCTTTTAATAATAGAAAAATTGAGAAATACGACGGAAGAAATTATAGCCAATCCTCTGTTCCTACCACATTTGTAGATAGATTTATATACTACGCTTTAGACTCTGAATTCTTTGAAGGAAAATACTATATTTTTGACTGTATGGTCTTTAATGGTGAAAAGGTTATAGATATGTCTCTCAGATCTCGTATAAAAAATGCACAAACTGTAGTAGATACTCTACAAATACCAATACTAACTGTCAAAAAATTCTATGAACCTATGATAGACGATATCGATGAAAAAGATAAAGAATCCCTCAAAAAATACACACAAGAACTACTACAAACATTGCCTAGAGAAAAAAATGATGGAATAATATACACGTCGGGGGGAAGATATAATTCTAACGTGTATAAGTGGAAGTTTCCAGAAAAAATGTCAATAGACTTTGCTGTATATAATATAGGATCTAATGGAGAAAATAAATACGAATTATATGTTAAAGACACTATAGAAGACTTTCCTGTTAATGTTCCATTCCACGGAAACAATACTTACGAATTATCTGAAGCTATATACGAAAGTAAAGAAGTATTAAAAGAGGCAGGAATATACGAATTTGGATATGATAATGATACTGAAAAATTTATTCTATTTAGAGAACGTCCTGATAAAATAGATCCTAACTATATAACAGTCGCTCAAAATGTATGGTCAGACATAAAAAATCCATATACAGAAGAAGAATTAATACAACTCCTATCTCCTAAAGTACTAGAACAATACAGAAAATATCAAAACAATATTAAGAGAGAATTAATAGAAACTAACTGCCAATATAGAAATGTACTTGATCTTGGATCAGGAAGAGGAGGAGACTTGGGAAAATATGACTCAGCTAACGTTAACTACTTATGGTGTGTTGAGCCAAATGAAAAGAATTATACGGAATTTCTAAGACGCCTTTCAGAAAGAAAGAGTATGAAAAACAAGACATCATTAATAAAAACAGTAGCACAAGATACTGAAAAAATAGTAAAGGGGATAAGAGAAACTTTAGTATTTGATAATACCGCCCTATTCACTTCTAAAGTTAAATTTTCAGAAGAATTTTTAGGAAGATATCCATCGATTCGTTCATTTACAGTATACGATTTTACAAGCACAGAAGCTCTAAAATCCGTAATTTTAGAAATATTAAGCACAGAATTTAATATAAATCTCGAAAAAAATAGTTTTATTATAGAAGATATTTCAACTAACGATCCCCTGACTGATGATATATTATTCGATAATTTCAATAATGAACTAGATGTAATAATACGAAGCCCAAACATATATGACGAACAAGAAGTAGAAGGAGTATTTGGAGTTGGAGGTGACTATAAAAAATGGTTTCCTAAAATGAAAGATGTAGACTATTCAAAACTCCAAATAACAGAAGAAGGAATGTACAGTCTTACAAAATATATAGATTCTATTTCTATAATTAGAGCTATGAAGAATATAATCGGAGAAGAAAATCTTGAAGGATTAACTATATTAGACGGAACAGCTAATGTCGGAGGAGATACTATAAGATTCGCTATGAACTTTAACAAAGTGATAAGTGTAGAACTAAACGAAGATAACTATAAAGTATTATCTAATAACGTAAATGTATATAACTTTCAAGAAAAGGTAACACTAATAAACGGTGATATTACAAAAGTATATAATGACCTATCTATGTTTACAGATGTATTATATCTAGATCCTCCTTGGGGCGGAAAGGGATATAAGGACTTTGAAGAGGAAAAGATGGTAATATTCTTGTCAAATTTATCTCTTACTAGATTCATAGGAAATGTATTAATAAATCCTTCTGTTCCTAATCACATATTTATTAAATTACCAGTAAACTATAATATCGATTCCTTAAAGAATCTTCCTTATGTATGTGATATTCAAGTATATGAAATAAGAAAGTTTTATCTGGTATGTCTAACTATAAATAACAAGACTAAACCTGTGAAAAAAGCGGATGTATTATCATCATTTTTCTCTCTAAGCTTTTTCTTTTTTAGAGATGAGAATGGAAATTATAGAGATCTAGACAATTTGGTAAATACAATAGATCAAACTATTAAGGAAGGAGGCATTTTTATAGGAACTACTATTGACGGAACTCAAACTAAAAAATTGTTAGATTCTAAAGCTGATAAAAAGTTCGATTTTGAAGGAGGTTATATACGATTTATAGACGATAGAAACACTGTAGAACTATTAATACGCGATACAATAGTAGAAACACAAGTAGAATCTCTAGTAGATTTTGAGCTTCTTGAAGCAAAACTTCTAGAAAAAGAAATTTATCTAGAGAGTTCTCAAATATTTTCTTCCAGTGCTGATTTAACAGAAAAAGAAAACATACTAAACTCTCTATATAGAACATTCGTATTTAAAAAGAAAACGAAAAGACTAGAATATACACAAAAAACAACCTCTAAACTTATACAAAAACAATCAAAATATCCCTTAAAATCTCCTCTAAAAAGCTCAGAAATTATAAATGTATTATCTCTTACATCTCTTACATCTCCTACATCAGAACATAAAAAATGTATAAACTATACAGAAGATCTAATAGAAATAAAGAAAACATTAGAAAACTACTCTTTCGTAGATTTTCAGTATATTCCTGATAGAACAAGACTTATAATAAGCAAACAATACAAAAATCCTACAAACATATTTAAAGAATACTGTAACTCAATATTATTAAAAGAAAATGATATCATTGATACCTTGGATACAGAAGGGTTTTTGGGAAATTCAGTAGTATTAAATATGGGAAAGAAAACTAGTATTATAGGATCAATTGATAAACTATTTGAGTATGATATAAATACAATAGTATCCTGCTTATACCAGTTATATAATATTATGTTAAATACATCAGCATATGACATAAATCTAAGCAATCCTATTATGTTCCTATCAAAAAATAATATGATCGAAAAAAGACACGCCGAAGATCCTATCTATACGAAAGTGTTTGATGGAATAATAGCAAATGTCCTAAACTACTCATACACACAAAATCTATCACCAAGAAAATTCATTTTTCCACAATATAGTGAGATGTCTTTTAATCTTATAGAAATTCTACAATACTTTGATAACTCTTATAAGAAATCGTTATACTATTCTCTATTTAACATTAGTAATAGAAACGAATTTATAGACTTTATTAAAGAATTTATCGATATTAAAAAAGCCTATCTAGACTTTTCTTCTTATAACAAAAAAGTTCAAGTATCTAGCGGAACTATACAAGGATACAATGATCATAACGATCTAAATAATATACAATCCTTTTATTTAAAACATATACTGTTCTATACACAAAATGAAATAGATGGACTATCAGACTCAAACTTCGAGTACTACTCAAAAATACAAAAAATATTAAATAGAACTTCTATTCCAAAAAAGAATACATCGAATAAAGTATATAAATGGTTAGAAGTATTATCATTAACTAGTCTAGATACAAGTCAGAATTATACTGTATTTTCAAATGGTTATATGCCTCAAATGTTCCTTTACGCCCTCAAATCGTATCTAAAAACATATGATACTTTTACTTGGTATGCCAACACATATAACAGAGATGAAGATATAGATATAAATAACTGTAGAAATACATACAATTTAGAAACATCTAACTTTACTAATATATATAACATACACAAAAAAACAAAAGGATCTAGTATAGATATCTATGCGTCATATTTCAACAAAAATTTTAATGATGATAAACACTTTCTAGGAGATATATTACTAGGACTATATCTCTTAAAAGAAGGTGGAACTATGATATTTAATGTAAAGTCATTCCTAGGAGATATAGAACTCCACATATTATCATTTCTTGTAGAATTATTTGAAGGAAAAATAGATATATATAAGCCATACTCTAGTGTAGTAACAGATTCTGAAGTCTATATAGTATGTCAAAACTACAAGAGAGATAATGATAAGATAGAACTATTAAAGACAGTACTTTCCGAAAATTCTATAAATCCTATCAAAGAATTGATGACTGCCAAGAAATATTCTGGATTTCTATTTGCTGCTTACCTCTATTATGGGAGACAGATATACTTTATGGAAAAAGATATGGAATTGTATAAAAGACTATCTAAACTTTATGATATATCTGAAATATCAAAGAAAAAAATAGAGCAATGCAATGATAAGTTCGTGAACTATTATTATAGAAAAAGAAGAGAATTAACAAAACTTATAGATTCTGTAGAAAATAGTTTTGTTATAAAGAAATGGGACAATCATAAATGTAAATCTAGAAAAATCAAAATCGCTTCTAAAGAACAAGTAGATGAGGAAGAGGAGGAAGAGGAAGAAGAAGAGAATGATGTTCCTAAATCTAAGAAAAAATCTACTATAAATATTTTTATACACCCTTCTATGAAAGGAATACATAAACCTATAGTACTTAAAAATACTAAAATAAGTACTATAGAACAGCTCTATGACAATATCAAAGGTAATTTTCAACAAGATATTCTTCTTTATAACTATGATAAATGCTGTAAAGGAAAACAACCTCCAGACCTTAATGATTCATTCATACTAACACAAAACGATATAAATAACACTAAAGACTTGAATCTTTATGCAGTTCCTATTTCTTCTTCACTCTTCTCAACATCTCTTTCTATGCCAAAAAGTTCAATGTATCTGTATCCATTAGATTTAAACGGAAATAAACCTCCATCATATTTTAAACTAAATAAAACTATTCCTTACTATGAAGCATATGATAAAAGTCCTATAAAAATTATAGGTTTCTTTCCAAAAAATCACTATGTATATTATGTTACTCAAGGAGGAAGTTTAAAGGGATTACATAACAAACCCCATCCATCTGATCCATCAAGAACATTTGATAACCTCTTAATATATGACAGTGAACTTAATAATTGGTCAAAAATAGTATATGTAGAAAAAGGATGGAAAGATCATATAATAGATTCTTCATTCAATGAAGAAGATGAGGAACAGGATGGTGAGGAACAGGATGATGATGAGGAGAAGGATGATGAGGAGAAGGATAACGAAGAAGATGAGGATGAAGAGGAAGTTGAAGAAGAGGATTATGAAAAAAATCCTAAAATAAATACAAGTAACTTGTTTCCTCCAAAGAAAATGATAGAAGTTATAGGAACAGTATTTAAGAAAAAAGGAACAGAAGGAGACTTTGAATGGCAAATAAAGTCTAACTTATACGATAATTCTCTCTTCTTATTTAATGATGATGAATATAGAAATAAATGGAAAAAAGCCGGACAAGGAAATGCTATAATTAGAAAATATAATAAGTATGCTATGCCTACAAGGCCAAGATCGGTAGGAATAGTAACAGGAAAGGATGAAAAAGGATACGATAAACTAACACCAGAAGTTAAAAAAGCTATAGATAAAACAATCGAAGAAGCCCGAGAAATAATAAATAAATACTCTTATAAAAAAGTCTATTATTCAGCAAGTACGCCAAATGGAATACTAGGAACATCCATATTTAAGGTAGGAGATAATGTTCTAAAATATATAACAGACCAGATAAAAACACTTGAAAATATTTCACTAAAGTCTTGGGGAAGTGAAAGTGAAAATGATATATTCTAATGTATGGATAAAGAAAAACAGAAAAATGATATTAAGGTAATTCTAGATAAATCACTTGATACTATTTCAAATATTGCTTGTTCTAAATGAATATAAATAATTTATAAAACTTAAGTTTTATAAATTTACGACGATTTTATTTTATAAAAAATTCTAAAAATTTCTAAAAATCTTCTCTAAAAAAAATGTCGCGCACACACACATTTAGAAATTATTTGTGTGTGCATCATAAAATTTTTTTAAGGACTTATATTTTTTATATTTTATAGAATTAAAATTTTTAAACTTGAAATAAGAATTAAAATTAATTTCGTATTTCTTTAAATCCCAATTATTTAAAAATTATTTAATTATTTAAAAAATTTTTAAATAATTAAATAATTTTTAAAGAAAATAATTATAGTATAAATGAGTTCAATTATTTGTAATTTTTGTGAAACAAAATTCAATACACAATATGCTTTAAAATATCATCAAGAAACAGCTAAATATTGTTTAAAAATCCAACAGAAAAATGTAAGTGAAAGCGAACATTATAATCATAAGTGTGATGGATGTAATAAGTCATTTTTATCAAAAAAACATCTTGATAAGCATATTGAAACGTGTACAAAGAAGAGTGAACAAGAGTTGAAAGAAAAGGATAATGAAATACAAGAATTAAGGCATTTATTAAATAATAGAGATAAGGAGTTTGTCGAATATAAGAGAAATAAAGATAAGGAGTTTATCGAATATAAGAGAAATAAAGAGAAGGAGTTTGAAGAATATAAAATAAAGGTTGAGAAGGATATGTATGAGTTAAAGATGTCAAAGGAAAAGGAGATAGATGAGTGTAAACTTTTGATTTTAGAAAGAGAGAAACAGGCTAAAGACTTAAAGAATATGTATGAGAGGGCAACTGATACTATAGCTGATATTGCTAAACAGCCTAAGAGCACAACTAATAATAATACTAATATCAAAGGAAATCAGAATATTATGAATGTATTATCAGATAATAAAACATATGAAGAGTATACAGATCACGATCGTATAGTTGCTATTGCAAAAGAGAATAATATGGAACAATATTTCTGGAAAGGACAGAAGGGAATAGCACAATTTTGTGTAGATCATATAGCAAAAACGGATGATGGAAAGTATATTATTTGTTGTACCGATCCTATTAGAAAACGTTTTAGATCTATAACAAAGAAAAATAAATTAGGAGAGGATATGGATGCTCGAAATTTTACAAAGAAAGTTTCAACTCCTATAAAGGAAGTATGTGAAGAAGTTTATAATAATATTCAGAAAACTATAGATGACCAAATAAGTTCATTAAGGGTATCTAATGGATCCTTTTCTGTTCAGCCAGAACACGATTCTAGTTTTCTTGAGACAAAGAAGAGTGTTGCTCTGGAGAAATATATCCAAATAAAGAATATAGATGACAATAATAATAATTCTGAATATAAGAGAGAGTTTTGTGTTTTATTGAAAACATAAAATTCATTATAATTACAAGAATTATAATGATAAATACTAATGAAACTAACTTACTGGTTAACAGATATAGAAATCTTAATATCCATACAGTTTTTTATATAGTCCATAAATTCTATAGGATCGTGCCAGTAAGTTCCTACCATAGCATCAATATCATTATAATCATAGTCGTCATTTCCTTTAATAAAATCAATTCCGAAAAGTTTTAGTTGAGGGATATTTGTTGCTTTGTATCTTTTTTTGTTTTGTTTAGTGATAATCATACTTTGTCTCTTTTGTTGATTACAGTGTCTACAAAGAGGTTGAAAATCTTCGATACATTGCGTTTTTATGTTTAATACTCTTGAGTCATTATATAGACCGTTTTTATGGTCTATTTCTATTTTACTATTTCCGCATACTATACATAGAGAGTTTTTAAAGTGTTCTCTTATGTCTGATCTGATATCCCTAGTACTAGATTCGAAAGATGGAATATTTTTTCCATATATTTTTATGTGAGTTACAGTATTTCCTTTTTTCTTTTCTTTTTGTATTAAATCAAACTCGTTTTTTGCTTTATCATATTCAACATCGTTAAAATGCCAAGAGAAGTTAAGTTCACCGTTTGCTTTTCGTGTTACGTACTTGTATTTTTTTGAGAAGGGGGAGTCCATTCTACACCAAGTTGCGCCATTTCCGAATGATAATTTTCTATATCTATCTTTAAAATCAGATGTATTTACTAGATTTGACTCTGTTGAATAAGAAGAATCTTCTAAACCATTGTATGCTAGTTCTAAGAATAAATTTATTTTATTATCATCTTTTTTAGAGTATGAATCTTCCTTGTATACTATATCTTCTTCGAATATAACAACATTTGATATAATTAATATATCTTGGTTAATATTAGAATCTTGCATAGGTTTTTTTAAAACTTATAAAATAATGCATAAATCAATTTTATATTTAAAGATAATAACGATATATTTCTTATAATTAATAATAATTATAAGAGAATTTTTAATAAGATTCTTTGTAGATTTTAGAAATGCTTTTCATATCTCTGATATTAAATAGAAACTTAAAGTCGATAAAGTTTAGATTTTTTCTGTATTCTTCGATGGGTAAATGTCCTCCAAATTCATACAACAATCTCCAATGTGGAGATGGTATGATTTTAGCGATTTTTTTTCCAACTAGGTCGTGATATAGACAGTGTATAAGAGAGTAGCTTTCTTTGTATAATACATCGTGATTATTATCTTTGATAAAGGATAGAACACAGTTGAAGCTACAGAAAACTCCGTCTGTTAGATAGTAGTCAGATGGAAAAGCTGTGATATCGAATTGAGGGTCATTTCTTTCTAGTATTTTTTTAAGTTTAGATTTTACAATGTTTTCTCTCATATAGTATTTGTCTTTAGTGATTTGTGAAATATACGATTTTTCGATGAGAGGGTTTACGTATCTAATAGGGCATCCTATAGGCTTAGTGTCAAAGGAGTGTTTACACCAGAAGCATTTGATGTAAGTTTTATCAGGAATAACTTTGTTTGTGAGTAGCTCAATCATAGTAGCTTTGCATTTATTTTCTCTCTTATTTTCGTCTAGAAATGTTACAGAATATTCAATATCTTGTGAGATGACTTCGTTAATTTTTGTAGTTTTGAGAGAGTTGTTTTTGTCTTTTTCTAGGTTGCTGATGATAACGAGTCCGTATAGTTTATTTACTTCTTCGATATTAACATTTTTTAGGACAAAGTTTCTCTTCTTTGACGAGCTTATGATAGACATCTTATACTTATTCTTGTTGTTTTTTTAAATAATAAAATAAGATTTATAAATCAATTTTATATTAATAATAAATGACTCACGAAAAATTCTGGTTAGAGGATCCTAAATATTTATTTAATGCTTTGAAGGTTATACCAAAAGATAATATGTCTCTTGAGAGACAAATGAATAGCCTATCTAGGTTGGTGATATGTGTATTTTTGGTATTGTATCTGCTAGGATATAAACAATCATTACTATTTTTATTGCTTTCATTATTTTTTATTATTATTCTTTACTACTTACAAAAGAGTAAGATGGCGACACGTGAGAACTTCTTAGATTCTAATATATCCCAAGCCTCAAATATAAAAAGACAGATTCATAGTTCTTCCTCCCCTCAAAAAGAAATGATGCCATCTCAGTCATCATTGGATGATAATTATATCTATAAGGTGGAAAAGTTATATAATGATTTTATAAATCAGGATAGATATACGATACAAAAGTTTCCTTCTTATTATAACCAGCAGATAGAGAAAGAGGTAGCAGTTGAGCCAGATCAGTCTTATATTTCTAAGAATCAGAATTTAGTTGGAGGAGCAAATCCAAAGACAAAGATTAGACCAGTTGTTGCTCCACCAACACACGATTGGGAATATTGGAGAGGAAATGACTTTGTATTTCCTAATACTATAAATGAGAGATCTGTACAGGACTACTATAGCAGTGGATACTATATAGATGAGGATGTAGACTGTGGAAATAAAAGAAAAACTAAAAAAAGTAACTTAATGGTTGAAAATAAGAAGGGAATAAGCGAATATGATAATTATAATATATCTAAACCAAAGAATAAGAGAAAGGATATAATAAAGGAGAATTATGATTTTAATGTTATGAATAAGAATAGTAATAATTATTTTCCAATATCTGGACAACAGGATAAAGATAATGAAAAGAATAGTTGCAAGAGTTGTTCAGGGGGAGGATATGATTTGACTCCTACAAACAACTTTAAGAAAGAGAATGGGGATTTTAAAAATTTCGATCAGAATATTCCATCTGATACAAGATACACAGGAGACATAGATGATGCTTGTGGATATGATCAGACTAACTTGTATTACGACTTACCAACTAACTATTCAGCAACTAATTGTCAAAGAAGACCTCAATTAAAAGAGTTGAATGGACAGTTATTTACTAGTACTATTACCCCAGGTGTGTATTATAAGAATCAGATTATCGAGCCAATTAGCTCTAATATAGGAATATCTTTTACACAACAGATACCGCCAAGAAAGGTATCATATGATAATATGGGAAATAAGATATATACAGGAATGGATCCTAGATTATTTACACCAGATATGGAAGATAATATCGATGAAATAGATGTTCCATCAAACTATGATGTATATGATCCAAGAAGTAATGGATACGGCACTAGTTATAGATCTTATATAGATAAGTTAACTGGACAACCACGGTTTTACTATGACGATGTAGATGCTATAAGACGGCCAAATTATCTTATGAGATCTGATGTAGATTTTCTAAAGACTGCTGACTCTTATGGACCTATCAAGGAAGACGAAGAGGAGATTAATCTAACTGAGAATATCAGAAAGAATGTAGATGGTGCTTATTTAGAAAATACAATTGATTTTAGAAACGATATGATGACCCGTTTAATGAGAAAGAGAAACGCCGAACTCTGGCAACAACGCATTGCTCCTATAACTGGCTTAAAAAAATAAATTAATTTGAGTAAAAAAATGTTCTATTATAACTTCTTTTTCTGGTTGATTTTTAATGTAATAATCAATCCTTTCTATTAATTTATTTATTCTTTTATTAGAGTTGTTTTAATAATATGACTACAAATAATAGAAACTTTTGGTCTAGTTTCTATTATTTATAAATTATTTCTATATGAAAAATAATACAAACTTAAAAAATATATAGAATAAAAAATGAATAAAAGATCTGTTGATTCTTATGTGAGATTTTCTGCTTATAACGAATCTGATAAGCAAAATAATCCAACGAACTATAGTTCTAATTATAATGATTTGCCTCCATCTCAGGTTCCTGACCCAACAAATAATCGGTTTGCTAATCCTCCACCACAGCCACTTGATCAAGAAGAATATAAACAAGATCCTCGTCAGGGTCCTCAACAAGGACATCAACAAGGACCTCAACAAGGACCCCAAGGTCAACGTCATCGTGTAAAAGAGATAGAAAGTGCTAAATTGCACCAGTTACTAAGTGACCCAACATATCATAATAATCAAAGAGGTCCTACAAAGATTTTTGCGAAAGTGTATACAAATTGGTGTGGTCCCTGTAAAATGATTGCACCAAAGATACAACAGTTATCATTAGATCATAAACACGGAGATATATTGTTTGTTCAGATAGATGGTGAGAAGATATGTGAGAAATTGAAGAAATATATCAACGTATCTGCGGTTCCAGTATTTTTTACATTTGTTGCAGGAAAACAGTTTGGAGATTTTATTGTTGGACCTGATCATAAGAAGATTATAGAAAGACTTGATGAGATGTCTAATTTATAAATTAAAGAAATAATAAATTAAAGAAATAATAAATAATAATATAATAAATAGGAAATATGCTAACACTATTATCATATTTAGTAGCTTTTCTATTAATATGTCAGAGTCTAATGATTATATTTTATAAGAAACATAAGAGATACATAAACTATGGAAATGATTCGAGGTCTCCTGATGACTATATAGAAAATATAGGAGATATGGAAGAAGTATAGTAGAATATATAAGAGTATTATTCTTATATATTAATGATATTTTTCTTTACTATCTTGTATTATAGGTGAGTTCTAGACTGAGAATAACCATATACACTACTTTGATAATACAATATTAGGAAAAAGTCCAAAAATAGGGCTTCTCCATCCATAATACTTTACTAATAACTGTTTATCCTTTTCTATTTTTTCCCAGTCTTCTATAGAGTCCCATTTCCAGTACCATAAGCTATTATTAACATTGAAGTGTCTTCCTTTATTATCGACTATCATAAAATCAGTTTTAGCGAAATTGACCATTTTATATTTATTTGTGACTTTAATGTCTTCGTTCTTTTCTGTGCTTATGGCATATAATGCGTGTGCAGCCGATGTAGTTAATAATAGAAAGGAATTTGAAGCTACATTTATTTTAGTTAAGTCTAATGTTTTTAAACTAAGACTCTTTATTAAATATTCTACTATTTTAAATAAATTATTTGACATTCCTAACGTTATTAAGGGTGGTTTATATTTATTATATTATTTTAAAATTGAATTGATTTATAAATAAACAAAGTAGATTTAGATAAAGAATATAGATGACTATTAATATAGAGAACTTATTGATATCTTTGAAGAATAATCTTCAAATTGCTTCTGATATAGGAGATTTAATAATAGGATGTTTTATTGATATGGTTGTTAGTATTTTTAGGGCATAATTATAAGTATAAATCTTATAATTATATGATATTTAAAAAAAAGTGTAATGTAAAAGAAGAATGGCAAAAGATGCTACTGTATTGAGAATAAGAGAATTAGACCCTGATATGATTGCCCCATCTACACGAAATATGAATAAACCAGAACAAGGTGGTTCAAAGATAGTAATTATAGGAAAACCAGGTTGTTTTCAGAAAGGAACAAAGGTGTTGATGTATAATAGAGATGTCAAGAATGTAGAGGATGTTAATGTCGGGGATTTTATTATGGGAGATGATAGTAAAGTACGAACTGTTTTACAGCTTTGTAGAGGAAGAAGTAGTATGTATAGAATAGTTCATAAAAATGGTATGGGAGAGCCTTATGTAGTGAATGATAAACACAAGTTAGTATTGAAGAATATAATGGACAATTCTACAGTAGAGATTAAGGTATGTGATTATTTAAATATGGATGATGAATATAAGAGAAATCATAAGATTTTTAGAAATTCTGTTGATTTTTTGGAGAAGAAACTTTTTACACCTGCTTATGAATTTGGAAGATTATTTAGTTCTTCAAAGTGTGTTAGAGTACCAACTGAGTATATTTACAATTCGAAAGAGACTCGTACAGAGTTTTTGAGAGGATTTTATGAAGAGATAGGGGGATTTTATGAGTCTATGGGGGTTGATACTATAAAGGATATAGATTTTATTAAGAAATCTTTAGGAGTATATTACGCCCAGAATGATGTATATTTCGATGTTGAGTATGTTGGAGAGGATGATTATTATGGCTTTACTATAGATAAGAATCATCGATTTTTGCTTGCATCATTTGATGTAGTTAGAAATACAGGAAAGACAACACTAATTACTAGTTTATTATATGAGAAGAGTCATATATTTCCTGTAGGAGCAGTTATGAGCGGAACAGAGGACAGTAACGGTCATTATGGAAAAATATTTCCAGGGTCATTTGTATATAATTCATTAAATAAAGAAAGATTAGAAGATATGATCAATAGACAGAGAGCATCAAAAAAACACTTACAGAATCCTTGGTCAATACTATTATTAGATGACTGCACAGATGATCCTAAATTATTTAATGATCCGTTGTTTCAGGGAATATTTAAAAATGGAAGACATTGGAAGATGTGGTTTATATTGAGTTTGCAATATAGTTTGGATATTAAGCCAGTTATAAGAACGAATGTAGATGGCACGTTTATATTAAGAGAGACTAATATGAAAAATAGAAAGAGTTTATGGGAAAATTATGCTGGCGTATTTTCAGATTTTTCCCAGTTTTGCCAGGTTTTGGATCAGTTAACTGATGATTATACAGCATTATATATACATAATCAGACTACGTCAAATAAATTAGAAGATTGCGTTTTTTGGTATAAGGCAAGGCCGATTCCTCAAAATTTTAAGATAGGATGCGATGAATATTGGCTTTATCACGAAGAAAGATATGATAAAATAAATGATAAATAAAAAGTATAAGTAATAATATTTAAATATTATTACTAGTTTGGCTATTATTATTTCTTACTTTACAATTCTATAAATAATAGAACCGTCCTTTCTCGTAATTCTGATATATTCACCTCTTTTAAAAGAGTAGTATCTAGATACTGGATCTGTTTGTAATAAAAATGGGAGTTTTCCCTTATATTTCTGATCTAGTTCTTCTTTTTCAGAAGGCAATATACGAGAGTGTCGTGGAACTAGTCTGTGTCGTGTAATATTTAGTTGCAGTTCACTTAGAGCGAACAGTTCAAATTCATATTCTAGCGTTTCTAAAGATTTTTTAGCACTTGACGTTACGTTTGATTTATAAATGATAATACACCGATTTGCTGATTCCTTGTTCATAATAGATATTTTGTCTTTAATTCCTTGAATATTTAGTTTTTCGTCATCGTTAATAAATACAATGATTGTATGATTTTCCTTTTTTGCTTTAATATGGTATATTTCTGAAGATAATTCATCTAAAGATGAATCAGAGTCTATATATTCTATTTTATAGTCTCTATCAATAAGCATTTCAGATACTACTTTGATTGCTTGTTTTAATAGAGGCGCAAGAGGACAGGACGATAAAGATGCAGCAGAAGATGGCAAAGAAATATAAGAGTCTTCTATAGGGTTAGATATAGATGCCTGAGATACCTGAGATGCCTGAGATGCCATATTATAGTTAAGAAATTTAATAATGATTATGAAAAGTTAAAAAAAAATCAATTTTAAACAATAAATAAAAATATAAAAATGTCTAACACTAATAAAGTAAGTATTAAGGAAAAGCTTCGTGAAAAAATCATAGAGAAGCAGAAAAACGATAATGCCGGGAATTCTAAGAGGGATCCATTGTTCGAAAACCCAATGTTTCAGGAGATGAAGAATTCTCTTTCAGTAGAAGATCAGAAAAAATATGAACAGTATGGAAAGTATATGTATGAAGAAATGGATCAGTTAGATGAAAAAGGAAATATAAAGGCTGCGATAGATACAGTATCTCAAATTAAGTTGATGTTGGAATCTGGTATGCATCCTTCTTATTTGGAAAAAGAGGAAAGAGAGTTTTTGAAGAATTATTTGGGTGAAGAATGGTATAAAAATTTTGGATATTTAGAGAATGATTTAAATCGTGTTAATATGTAAATGTAATGGTAATTAATAAAAAAATTAGAATGATAATGAATAAAAAAATTAGAATAATAATTTTTTTTTAATATTTTTTTATTTCTAATTATAAATTTAATAATGGTTTATTTCCTAAGACCTAAAGTTAGATACAATCTATCATCTCCAGCTCTATCTGCAACAAAGTCACAACTTCCATCACTATCTCCAGTTGGATCTATGTCTTCTATGGAAGAACCTCCTTCAAACGAAGGATTAACAATGGCAAAATCTGGTATGCTATTAATAATTGCTCTTGTTGTAGCAGTTATAGTATATGTTGTAGTATTAAAGGGTGTTAAGCCATCCGCTGATAAAGCTGCATTCCTAACATCTAAGGATGATAACGGAGTTGTTTCTGTATCTCACGCAAAGGTTGCAGCTCTATCAGGAGTAGTAGGTGTCCTAGTTGCCTTAATTTCACACGTTGTTTCACCTTAAACTAGAATAGAATATTATATTAAAGTTAATATAATATTATTTTATACGGCCATATCAGCTTTTATAAAAGTATGTGGATTATAGTCATCAATAACAAATGTATCTAGATCAAAGTCATCGAATGACTCACATTTTTTAGTTATTCTAAGTTTTGGGAAGGGTCGAGGAGGTCTAGAAAGTTGTTCATATACTTGAGAAATATGGTTTGAGTAAATATGAGCATCTCCTAAAGTATAAATTAGTTTTCTTGGAGTATATCCACATAGATGAGCAAACATATAGATAAGTAGTGAATACCCAGCTATATTCCAGGGAGCTCCTAGAAATAAATCATTAGATCTCATATATAGTTTTCCGTCTATATATTTTATATTTTCGTCAGAAGGATCTTGTGATACATAGAGTTGAAGAGATATATGACAGGGTTCAAGCGCCATTTTATCCAAGTCCATAGGATTCCAGGCACTCATAAAAATTCGTCTACTTGTTGGATCAGACTTTAGAAGATCAAGCATTCGTTGTATTTGATCTATTCCCTTACTATTTGGGTTTCTAAAATCTCCTCCAAAATTTCTCCACTGATATCCATAAAGAGGGCCTATTTCTCCTTCTTTATAGTCAATTAGACCTCTTTTATCGAGAAATTCTCGTGAGGTATTTCCATTCCATATATTTATTCCATTTTCTTTTAGGAAACTTATGTCTGTTGATCCAGATAAGAACCATAGGACTTCTGTTACTATATTTTTAAAGTTTAGTTTTTTTGTGGTTAATAGTGGGAAAGAATCTTTAATATCTATTTCTATTTGAGGGCCAAACATAGATATTGTCCCGGTGTTTGTTCTGTCGTTTCTTCTTTCTCCGCTATCCAATACTTCTCTTAGAAGTTGTAGATACTTAATTTCAGATGTATTATTACGAATATATCTCGAATATTCAATTGATACAGTACAGTTATTTAATAAACATAAAGAATTACAGGTATTTGCATAGTCAAATCTATATTTTTTTGTAAGATTTTTGTATTCTATGGAGATATCATATTCGACATTTTTACTAAATAATAGAGTAGATAATAGTATTTCTTCGCATCTAGGATCTAAGGATGCTTGTTCTAGAATATCTTTTCCTCCTATGACAAATACTTTTCCGATTTGGTCTAAAATAGAATCGCAAAAATCTAAGCATTTATCAAGTGAATCAAAGTAATTTTTTCCTATTAGAGTTTTTGACAGGACTAACTCTATTCTATTTTTATTAGATAAACTAGGCTTCGATTTGTATGTATTATTTCCCATAATAAGTATATTTTTGCAGTTTTTTTTGTATTCTTTAGAGGTTATTCTGTTAAAATAGCCCAATTCTTCAGAGATCTTCCACGGAAGTTTGCATAAATTAGAGAAACCTCCTGTTTCTTTATCAACTGCGAATAATAAGGAAAAATACATTTTATAATTAAGTATGGTTTTAAATAAGTATTTTTCGGTTTACATAAAAATGATTTTAAAAGTATAAATAGAAATACAAGAAAGAAATATGGAAGTAGATTTTGAGAATAACGAGGTGTTGCATTCATTGTGTCTTAATAACGAGAATAACGAGAATAACGAGAATAACGAGAATAACGAGAATAACGAGAATAACGATGACGATGAATATATTGAGGTAAAACGCCCAGTTACTCTTACAAAATCTATTATCGATGAACTGAATATTATGATTTGTAATACAAAAAATAAGGATACAACTAAGTGTGATAATATCGATGATTCCGAATTTCAGTATGTAAACTCTCATAAAAAGAGGAACGAGGGATTTTATATTTTAGCTAATAAGATAAATATTTCAAAGCATTTAAAGAAGACAAAGTTTTGTAATATTTATATTCAAGAAGGAGTTTGTAATAGAAAGGTGTGCAATTTTGCCCATACTATTGAGGAGTACAATTTTCCCCAATGTGCTTTTGAAAATAATTGCAAGGTGCCTGGTTGTCGTTTTAAACATCCCTATGAAGATATCGAGAAATATAAGAAACGAATTTCCTTTAAATTACCTAAAAATATTAAGTAAAGATAGGAAATACTAATAATATAATAATTTTTATAGATCAATCTATAAAAATGGTGTGTGGTTCTTGTATACTTTTGCCTATAGCTATTGTAGGAATAGGAATATCATTTACAGATGCCTATGTTATAGGAATGTTAATTACAATATTATCGTTGACATTATATTTACACTTTAGAGAGATAAAAAAGTGTAAACAATGTATAAATTAGGCTAGATGGCCGGAGAGTCTTAACTGGTTAATTAGATAGTTTTTCAGTCGTTTTTCTCCGACACTATAAGGTATTTCTATTAAGGTTATTCCTTGTTTCATACACTTTTGTTTCTTCATCTCGTCGCGATATCGTTGATTTAAAAACGTCTCTTTATTTCGATGGAAGAATGGTGTAAATTTATAGTGCTGGTCTCCTTGTACTTCTATTCCTAGTTTTAGATCATCATTATATAGATCAATTTCTAGGTTATAGCCGGTGACATCATTTCTTAAGAAATCCGGTCTTATTTTATAGAATGGCATTTTAAATATGTTTTCGAGATGTAGTTTGGTTTGAAGTTCTAGTCGGCTGTCATTTGGAGTGTGCTGTATATATTCTATATTAGATTCAGATGTATTTCTTTTTTTAAATTTTTGAAGAGCCATTGGCGAATATGTTCCCTGATTTTTAAATATTATATTATATACACAGAGAATTAGTATCATAACAAGACACACTAGAGCGAGGAATTCAAAGCCGTATTTTTCCCAATAGTCTTTTATGTTGGCAAAAAATTCAATCATTTTTGACTTATTTATTTTATAAAAATTAAATTGATTTTTAGTTAGAAAATATTTTATATTAGTAAGATATGAATCATCAAGATACTTTTAATATTATATGCTCTTTTCTTATTCCATTAGAGCATATTAAAGTTAGAACTCTGTCAAAGATACATAATATATGGTCAAATAACTATATGTTTAATAAGATAAAAAAAATAAATATGGAAGAGTATGTATGTCCTAGATGTGGGGGTTGGATAAGTGATG